TATTTTCTGGATAATCAGTTTGATAAGGAAAAATATTTGGATGCTTGGTTTTCCTTTATTGACTGGGAGAAAGCAGAAAAGCGGTTTCTAACTTCATATTATTGATGTCATATAATGACACAAAATATCTCGCATATTCCCGTTTCTCTGTGAACTCCCTCCACTCACTTTGGTGTAGCAAATGGAGTAGCGGTTACATGCTTGGCAACGGTTTCCGCTTTTGAGTCTCTACACGTCTCCTTTCATCAATGAACCCGCGTTTATTCAATATGCGCAACGTCCTCTTAGCTTTGGGGTGGGCACAGACGCACGCCGTTGCTATTGTGCAGACATTTACTTAAAAAAACGCACCTGTCTCGCATATCACGGAAAACGCCATACTATATGTGCCGTCATTCCCATGCTGATGAAACAAGCCGCTGTCACAATCTGAAGGTCAATGCGGCTGGGCTGGAGCAGGCTATATTCCTCACGCTGAAAAAGCCGCGTGTGATGAACTGCTTTTGAAAACAAAAAATGCGTATGCCGCAGTATTGGCATAGGTGAAACAAAAGCAGAATGAACAGGAGCGGCAGAACAGTCAACAGGAGGCAGTAAAAGCAGTTTTCAGTGTCAATGGGCTGACAACTGCACTGACCAGTCTTCTGATTGATAAGGTGTATGTGTTCCCCGAAAAGCGTATCGAGATCGCATACAAAAACAAGGACATTTTTTGAGAGGGGAGTAATTTAAAAATCGCTTTTATTGCAGGATAGGCTCAATCAGCTTAGCTTTGAGTCCTTTCCGATGAAGCCGAAAAGCCCCGCAAGTTTTTCGGCGCCTATCTGGATCGCGCTGCGCTTGAAGAACCTTCAAGCGCAGAATAAAAATTTTTGTCGTGTGCTTGACATACGGGTGCCTGAGATCGTGAAAACGGGCGGAAGGAACCCCGGCGTCGGCCGCAAGCTTTTTGAAGCGAAGATAAACCGTCTGCGCGCAGAGATTCTTTCCGAGCGAATTTGTGAAAACCAAATTGTGAGGATTGCTCCACAGAGAACCGGCTCTCAGCCTCTGCATATTCTGCGCTTTTCGCTGCCCGGTCAACACCTGCATGACGTAGCTGGCGGGGGAGATGATGCGCGTCTTTCTATTTTTCGTGCTTGCCAGAACATAATCACCGCCGGAGCCGCGCACTTTCTGTAACTGCTGCTTGATTGTGATCGTGCCGCTTTCAAAGTCGATGCAGTCCCATGTAAGCCCCAACACCTCGCCCTCTCGCATTCCTGTAAAAAGAGTTACGAGATAAACGGATTCATATTCGGAACCATTGATCGCGTTAAGGAAGGCGGCCATTTCCTCGTCAGCGAGGGGCTTTATCTCGGCTTTTTGAATCTTGGGCAGGTCGGGCTTGTCTGCCGGGTTGTGCCGGATATAGCCGAGCGCAACGGCTTTTTCAAGCGCCTTATGCAGCGTCCCGTGAACATTCTTCTTTGATTTTGCAGATAACGGCTCACCGCTGCGCTTGTTCGTCAGGCCATTGTACAGCCGCTGCACGTCAACGGCGGTCAGCTCGGAGAGGCGAAGGGCGCCGATGGCGGGCTTGATGTGTTGCTTGATATTCGCTTTGTAGCTCTCGACCGTGCGCGGCTTGACGCTGTTCAGGTATTCCGCCGCCCATGTGTCGAGCCATTGGCCGACAGTCAGCTTCGACGGTTCAAAATAGTCTCCGTCATTGATAGCGACTGCGGCGGCCTGCATTTTTTCGCGCACTTCCTTTTGCGTCTTGCCAGAGAAGCTACGCCGGAGCTGCTTGCCTGTGCCGGGATCGCGCCCGATGGTAACGCGAGCCTCCCAATATGTATAGGGGAGACCGTTCTTGACAACGGTCTTCTTGCGGATGTTGCCTGCACCCTGTGCGGCGCGGCTGTTTTTCTTTCTCGGCATTGCATTTTCCTCCTATATCATGCTAAGATATAGGGGCAGTAGGCTACGTCAGTTTGCTGCCCCTTATAACCGTCCTCGGTGCTGCAACACCGAGGACGGTTTTTTGTTTGGTAATGAATTGCTTAGTTTTCAGTATTCCTGTTGCGGTGATCTCTTAATAGATTTGCTTCGGCGGAAACAAACTTGTTCAATGTGTCAGCCATGATTACGAGATTGCTTGCGGAGCGCATTGCATCTGTGTTTGTCTCCTTAGTGCCGTTATTCCAATCGCTCCATAGTTGACCATCTACAGGTGCGTAGCTTCTAAAGAGTATTGCACCAGCTAATGAGGCTATAACCAGTTGAAAAAGATCGCTCTCTATGAGGTGATTAAAAATAATGTTAATAGAGATATTTTCGATTCTGCCGTCAGGATCGTTGATCCGAGCGACAGATGGAGAGGTTTCAGGATTAGACAGGGATTGAACTTTTTCAATCGCAGTTTCAGATAGGCCCGTACATTCTGATGCGCCTCTTACGGATATATCAGGTGTTTTTTTCACTGTTTTGCCTAATAGGTAGTCCGTGGATACACCGTAAAAGGTTGCAAGACAATCGAGAAATTCAACTCGCATTTTCATGTTTGCAAGATTATCTGATTTTGAGCGGTTTTCATCGCATATTTCATAATTTATTAGGCTGTCTTTGCTGATATTGATATGATATTTGCTTTGTAGTTCCTCGGCCAAAGATTTGTGTGAGAGTTTTCGCTCTTCTCGAAGTTGCTTCAACATCTGTGCCATTTCAAAAGATTGTTTTTTTCGATCCATATTATCACTCTCTTATAAACGAATAGATTCGACTTAATGGGATTAAAAGGTTGAATAAAATTTATTTCATTCTGCTTGTCTTAAACTTGCGTAAAAGGTAGAATAGAAACATCTCTTGTGATGATGATAACAGAATAAAATCCACTTGTCAAGAAGGGCGAAAACAATGGAAAACGAAAATATCCGAAAAAGAGCAAAAGCAGCAGGTATTCCGCTATGGAGAATAGCTGCTGAACTGGGGGTCAGTGAGCCGACCATTATTCGCTGGCTGAGATTTCCGCTTTCAGACGAGAGAAAAAAGAAAATTGAGACCGCTATAAAAAGGCTCGTTGATGAGGCTATTGAAAGATTAAGAGAGGATGGTGGCGATGGAAAGAATTGACCCTATCGCCGTTTCGATGACGGAGGCGGCGCGCCTTATGTCGGTCAGTCGTCCGACCATTTACGCATGGTCGAAGACGGAAGGCTTTCCGATTATCAAGATCAACGGCTGCTCTCGAGTTCTCGTCGACGGACTGCGGGAATGGGCGAGGTGGAAAGCGGGGGTGACGGGTGACAATGAGCACTGAAAAAGAACGTGCCCCTGTCAGCAGTAGGTCATTGACGCAGAAAAAGTTTCTTATTTCCGACTTGCTTCACGAGGGGGCAGAGAAAGGCACGACGCTTGCTGAATTAGTCCAGCTTACCGGCGAGGATGAGCGGTCGATCCGCCGTCGCATCCAGGCGGAGCGCAAGGCTGGGAAGCTGATTTTGGCCGACTGTAAAAGTGGGTACTTTCTGCCGACGAGCATGCTTGACATTCAGCGCTTCATCAGCTCGATGTCGAGAAGATCAAGGGAGATCGCGGCGATCTCACACGCAGCGGAAGATGCGCTTTTAAAGATGACCGGTCAGGAGACCTTGCGGGGGTGGCAAAATGGCTGAACGAAGGATGTTCGCAAAGTCAGTCATCAACTCGGCTCGTTTCCTGACGATGCCGCCATCGTCGCGCTTGCTTTACTATGATCTCGGTATGGCTGCGGATGATGACGGAGTCGTAGAAGCCTTTACCGTGATGCGGACGACAGGCGCAGCAGATGATGATTTGCGGGTGCTCGTCTCTAAAGGATTCGTGTCACTGCTGAACGACGAGTTGGTCGCTTATATCACAGATTGGAGCACGAATAATCAGATCCGTAAGGACCGATACCAGCCGAGCATTTACAAAAATTTGTTGGTGAAATTGGCGGACGGCAACCAACGGTTAACCGATGGTTTACCAGACGGCAACCAACGGTTAACCGATGGTTTACCAGATGGCAACCAACGGTCAACCCAGTATAGGTTAGGTAAGGATAGTTTAGGTAAGGTTAGTACAGGTGAGGAGAATAAGGCGGCTACGCCGCCACGACCTCGTTTTATTCCTCCAACGGTCGATGAGATTAAGGCATACTGCACCGAACGGAAGAACGCTGTGGACGCTGAACGCTTCTTTGACTTCTATTCGGCTAACGGCTGGAAACAGGGGAAGGGAAAACCGATCGTCGATTGGAAAGCGGCGGTTAGAACATGGGAGCGTCAAAGTAATGCGGGACAAGATGAATCTTCGCCCCGGCAGTACGACGCAGCGACGGACACATGGAGGTGAATGAGCATGGATTCAATTCTCAATGAGTACGGCGTACTCGGTTCGCTGCTGATTGACCCGTCGTTGTTTCCGGAGGCGGCAGAGCTTCCCGATGATGTGTTTTCCTCCGTGCCGCTGCAAGCAGTCTTCCGGGCGATGCGTCGGCAGTATGAGGAAAGCGGTGGCTTCGATGCGTTGACCATCCGAGCGGAAGCGGGACGCAATGACGGACAAACTGTTGACCGGGCTGATGGACACGACGCCGACTACCGCAAATCTCGACGCGTACATATCGGCGGTCAAAGAGGCAGCGCTCGCACGTTTCCTGCGAAAGATCGGCGATGAGCTGATAACAGCTGAACACGACCCCACAGACGCGCTTGGACGCGCACAGGAGGCTTTGCAGCGGCTTACCGAGGAGAAAATACGCAGGGTGATTCGCAAACGCTCACAGCGGTGCTCACGCAGCTCGGACACCGCGTGTCTGAACAGGTCAGCGGCAGAGCGCCATGCGTGGCATCCGGCCTGCTGAGGTTCGATAAATTGCTCGGCGGAGGCTTCATCAACGGCGGCCTGCACGTCATCGGTGCACGGCCGGCAATCGGCAAATCGGCGCTTGCCTTGCAAGTCGCGCTCAACGCGGCGAGAAGCGGTGTGAAGATAGTCTACTGTTCACTTGAAATGAGCGCTGAGGATTGTTCCGCCCGCTTTGTCGGAAATATTGGGGGCCTGTCATCGGCACGGCTCATGTTCGGCGGCAGATTGACCGACAACGAGTATATGCGTTTTGCCGAGGGTACGACTGAGCTTTCCGCGCTGCCAATCGTGTTCAATCGGCGCTCGGGCATGAATGTTCGACAGGTGGAGGCGCTGGCTTACCGCGAGAAGCCGGGGTTGCTGATCCTCGACCACCTCGGGCTGCTTGAACCGCCGGAGGCTCGGCTTTCGCTCTACGAGACAACCACAAGGAACAGCAGGGCCTTGAAACTACTTGCGATGAGGCTAAATATTCCTATTCTGTGTCTTTGTCAGCTCAACCGCGCGGCGGCCTCTGACCGCTCCGGCAGTTTTCGGGCTACGATGGCAAACCTCCGTGAATCGGGTGCCATCGAGCAGGACGCTGACACGGTGACACTGCTGCACAATCCGCCGTGTGAGACAGATGAGCGCATGGAATCGCCATCTTTGTTGGAGTTGTGGCTCGACAAGAACCGGCGCGGCGCGACTGGTCACGTTGACGCGACCTTCTACAAGGTCACAGGAAGGGTTACAGCATGAATTTTGAAATCGCAGCCAACATCTTAGCGGAAATCAAACCGGCACGCCGAAAGCGTGAGCGTTACCGTCAGCGTGACGAGATGCAGCACCGTGTAATTCCGCTTTTGCCTGCTGATGACCGAGACAGGTTCGAGCGGGCAATGAATAAACATTTCAGGCTTTAAGCCTATGAACGGAAAGGACAAGAACCATGAACGACAAAATCATTCAGATCATCCCTGCCCCTGCGAATATGTGTTACGCATTTGAGGATGGCAAGACGTACCCTGTTGCCTGCCTTGCGTTCGTCGAGCTAAGTAACGGCGACCGTGAAGCCCATGCGATGGCCACGATCAACGGCGGCCCCATTGAGGACGTGAGCGACAGCGGCGCGGTTCTCGTGCACGAATGAAAAAAGCCCTCCCCAAATCGGGGAGGAGCGCTCTTGTGGTGAATTCGAATTGTCAATTCTGATTTTACCACAGGAGATAATGGTATGCAAGGAAAAACGCTTGTCACACAAAAAAGGAACAGAGGCAGAATGACGCGAACGCGAGGTGCAACATGAGCGGTTACCGCGGCGGAATTTTCGTATGCCCGTATTATTCGCGGGACTACCGCGAATATCTCAACTGCGAGGGCGCGAAGCTCACGCTGCCGAAGGAGGAGTTGGACGAATACACGCGGCGCTACTGCGCCAGCGAAGAATGGCGGCGCTGCCCCATTGCGCGGGCGCTGACGCTGCACTACGAAAGGACGAAATGAATACCATCTGTAAGTGTGAGGGAGCAAAAAAGAACCGTCCCGCTTCTTCGCCAATTCGGGCTTACAATAACGTCCCGAGAGCTTCTGCGAAATGGTTCTATCGGTAGTATATTCTACAAGAACAGAACTGTCAAGCTGGACGGCGTTCCATTTTCTGACATTGTGGGAGATGCCACTACAACAAAAAAGTAGGGCAGTCCGTCAAGTCGGACACATCCCTACCGACAAATAACGTATCCCAAAACGGCGAGAATGTCAATGGCGACTATTCCCTGAACGGAAACGAAGAAACGGCATACAGTATCGGTAACGTTCAGAAGCGCAAAAAGCCTACCACCCGTGACGGCTCTTCTGCTCGGGAGAGCAGCGCTCTAAATGGTGGTAGACTTTTTGAACGTAGTGTACCCCAAAACGGCGGGGATGTCAATATTGGGCAGATGCAAGAAAGAAGCATCCCCCAAATTAACGGCTCTTCCGCTGCGGACAGCGGCGCTCTGCGAGGGGATGCTCTTGAGGATAGTCTATCTCGCGACACGCAAAATGTCAAGTCGAAGGTCAGTTCAGCATAAAGGTAGTGGGAAAACTTCAAAGAAAGCGAAGTGGTGACGGCATGGCAAAATTGGGACGACCGCCCAAATATGCGACGGCGGAACAGATGCAGGCCGCTATTGACCGGTATTTTGAAGACTGCAAGGGCGAGCCTATTATCGCCGACGATGGGTTCCCAATCTGCGACAAGTGGGGCAAGCCATTTATCATCCATCAGCGACCACCGACGGTGACGGGGCTGGCGCTGGCGCTGGGGTTTACGAGCCGTCAAGCGTTGCTGGACTATCAGGCGAAGAAAGGATTCGTTGACACGGTGACGCGCGCGAAGTCTCATATTGAGGCTTACGCAGAAGAACGGCTCTTCGATCGAGACGGTCAGCGGGGCGCGGAATTCAGCCTGAAATACAATTTCCGATGGGTCGACGAGAAGAAGGACGACAGCAAAGAGAGCGTGTGCGGTGTTGCAGAGCTGCCCGCGGTGCTACCGACGCCGCCTCCGCCGGGGGTAGGGGAGACAGTGGGGTAACAAAGAGCAGCGCTGCTTGGCCGTCATAACCCAAAAGTCGCCTGCTTCCGATTAAAAGAAGCAGGCGTCTTTGCATATTATCGAAGAGAGCTATTCGTGGATGGGTTCCCCTGTCCGCCAATCGAGACCTTTCTTTTGACAATATTCCCCGTAGGTCAGATCGCTCCCCTTCACAGGAAGATCGGTGATTTTCGGCATAACGGCTTCACGCAGCGCGTCAAAGGCCGCGTCGTGTTCGCATTCCGGCAGCGCGGCGATCCGTTCTACATCTTTTCGCAAAAACTCCTTTTTCTGCGCGTCTGGCATGACCAAATATTCTTCTCGCTGTTTGTCATTCATCTTTTTTGCCCCTCCAGCAGCTCAATGACCGCTCTCCGTTTTTCTTCATTCTGAATGGCTTCGAGAAATGCAAGATCTTCCATCATGGTAGGGGCTAAGAAGGCACGAATTACGTCAATAGCTACATCCGCGGCGGTTTTCGGGTCCTTTGAGCCTTTAATCATGTGCAGCAGCCTTTTTTCGTTGGCACTAATATCAAATTTTTCCGTATGTATCATTAAGCCTCCTCCTTCGGAGAGGAAGATTTGATCGAGCAGTTACCTTTGCGCAGCCATTCACGGCAAATGAAGGTGATCGTATTTTCGACGATTTGATAGTTGTCCCGGTCAGCCTGGATTTCGGCGTTGTGCTGTAAGATGCGGCCTAAACGAATTGCTCGCTTCATATCGCCGCGGCTGGCGGTACAAGGCATAACGGCTCCGACCATCGTACAGATGACAGCCTCCATATAAAGACGTTTGTAGCCGCTGGATCGGTGAATTATGGAAATGATCTCATCTTTTGTATTCATAATTTCTCCTTGTTTTCTTGATGGGCGGCCAGTATAATGAATCTACCGACCGCCGCTATGGTGGTTGGTGGTTAGGGCTCTCTGCGCTTTGCTTTGGACGGCTTGG